ACTCACATCGAAGTCAAAAACATTGTTGATAAACGTACACTTATCCATTGCTAAAGGTAACTCTGTGCTGTTATCAGCTTTAAAGTGTATATGTTTCATGTTTAGTGAGTTTAGGTGTAGTTTAGCATGATGTATATTGATTAGTGTTTTAACGCTATAATCATAGGGTTCTGCGAATTCAACCCACGGTCTTTCAATGCCACCCTTATCCCATGGTCCAAACAATTCGCTAGTACCATCAATTTGTAAACGCATCTCTCTAGTAACATACGTCCACATGATTACTACAATATCGTCTGGGTTAAACTTATAGTTCAGAATATTGTACAATATTTTATGATTGCTAACGCCACGTTGTCCTTGATTATCACAGGGAATATTAAGATGTTTACTAGTTAAATAGGGCCATGCTGATTTATTGTCAGGTAAGCTGTCACCATATGTTAAGCTACATCCAAATGTTACTAATCTCATAATAATTCTTTCGTTAATGGTATATCTGCGGCGCAAGTACAGAAGTTTCTATCACATACAATTGGCTCTACGGGAAGAGTAAAATCACTAGAGTAGATATTACCCAAGCTTCCACCAACACGGCATGTAGCACGATGTACCTCACCGTCCCAATTAATCATTAAACTCTCAAGTCCCGCATTGCAAGTCCAACCCTTATACTTGTTTAGATGCAATTTAATCACATCATTAGCATGATAGGTCTTGCTATTATCTATTCTTACATTGGGCATAACTGTGCTAGCTTTTTTTAATATCCAATCTAAGTCTTTTTGGTCATAGCGTAAATCGTCAAAGATATCATGGTCTATATTATCACTCCAACGAACTCTACGTATATTATATGGAATATGGTAGAAATCTAATCTTTCTACGGTTTCTTTAACTTGAGCCATATAGTTATGGTGCGCCATGACATGTACTAAACAGTGTTTCTGATAGTCTTTCTCATCACTGTCACTGGCTATTGTTTTGATAATAGTGTCTAAACAACGTTCCCATTCATATTCAAAGTGCAAACTAAACACTAATTGGTTAAGTTTTAATTGCTTATAGTACAAAGGTTTCCGTGTAGCATTAGTAGTAACACTAATAAACTTTACATCTTTACTATTACAGTACTCTATTAATTCTTCAAACTTAGGATGTACAGTAGGTTCACCACCAGTAAAGCTAATACGTAATGGCTTATTGATAGACAACAGTTTATCTACCGTACTCTTTAATAGTTCAATATCAGTGTGTGGGCTGGTGTTATCGTGTATAATGCTTGGGCAATAGCTACAATCGTAGTTACAGCGTTTACCTAAATTCCATTCAATCTTAACGCTATTTTCGTGTCCCCAAATACCCTGTACCTTATACATATGGTTTAAACTCCGGTACAACTTCTAATAGTGTTTTGCACTTTCTACTGTCATCTAATCTACGATTAAACTCTATGTAATCACTCCACAAATTGTTTTGGTCAACAGCTTTTAAGTAGTTGATATTGTCATTGATTTGTTGTAATGTAATGCCACGACTGTATGCACTAAAGTCAATGTTCTTAATTGTATCAATATTATTATACAAATTAGTTAATCGTTCAATACATAAGTCTTTTAATGGTTGGGGTAATACTTGTGCAGATAGTAGTTTAGGATAGCTAACACGATGACTGTAGAAGTATATACCTAAGTCATCTAAGAAATATCTGATACAATCAGCCATTTGTAACATATTGCCCGCTTGTGCAGTAAATGCCCCCACGATTCTACTGATATTAGGTAATTTTTTAATCTCTTGTACATTTCTAACAACTTCACTAAAGTCACCGTTACCTCTAATATGTTCATATACATCATGTATTCCGTCTATAGATACGTTAACCGCAACACTACGGAAGTGAGGCCAGTAGTCAAAGATTGTTCTATTCTTACTAATACCCAATGTTGTACCGTTTGTAGCATATTTGATTTCAATATTCTTAGCGTAGGGCTTAAGCATATCTAGTATCTTATAGTGTTGAGGATCCATTAAGGGTTCACCACCAGCAAACTCTACACGTTTAAAGTGTGGGATTAGTTTCTCAAAGCTATTCCACCAATTGTCACTATCATCAAACGGACCTATATATTGTCCGGGCTTATCCACTAACTTCTCTACAGTAGGAACTAAGTAATTGTTTTCTTTCTTATAGAATTCAACGATACTATTCCAGTCTTGCCAGCTTGTACTATCTAGTGGGTTACACATTCTACAGCGTAAATTGCACAGATTGTTTAGTTTAATCTCCATTGTAGGGAATTCAAAGGGCATTGAATAGTCATCATTTAATTGATTTAATTGATTTGGATACAATACAATTCTGCTCTCGGGAAGTCTGGGCTGTATATGTCGTTGTCGCAAGCTTTCAACACCCTGATCTTCTAAGTCAAAGCAGGGTGTACATACGTCAGGGCGTTCGTCATTTAGTATTTGCTTACGTACACTAAGCATCTTATCATTGTTCCATGCGGATTCTAATGATTCGTTTTGAATCCATCCGATAGGCAGACTGCGACAGCATATCTTAATTGCCCCGTCTTCTCTTGTAGCTAAACCCGTAAATGGGTGCATACAGAATGTTTTACTTTTATCCGACATATTTAATATATAAGTTTGTTTTATCTTTTAGGTACTCTACTACATCATTATACACTAATTCAAAGTCTAATGCTAGAAAACTAAAGCCCTTTATTCCATTGATCCCATGCAATATTGACGTATCTAATACAAATGGTTTGTCAATAATTACCGAATTGTTACCATATAATAGTGTTGTATTGTCCGTATCTATGGGTAAAATGATTGTACTATTGCGTCCCTCGTCGGTATGCATAGGTAGTGTGTCACTTTGCGTAACACCATAGCAGGAATACTTATAGTCAATGTTAGTTTCAAAACGATTTTTAATAACATTATATTCTAATAGATCACCGTTGCTATATGATACAGGGGTAGTGTTATGTTGTATATGGTCTAACCCTAAATTCAAGTTAGATTTATCGTATATAATATCAACTACCTGCATTGTTTACCTTAAGTGTTTTACTGTCGTATTCAATAACTAGATTGTAGGGACTGTCTTCCCAATCTAAGTACACATCAGTTATTAGATTTAACCATTGTCCGAATATTTGAGTAGTTAATAGTAACTCAGTATCTTTGTACACGTGTACTGTAGCTATTCTATCGTCCATGTGTTTTCAATATGTTGTTTTAAATACTCTGTATCAAGTTTGATACCGTTATTGTTGCAGTAATTAATCTGATACAATAAGTTATTGCTATTATCTAACATGTATTTATTTTTAGGGTGATGCCACTTTTTAAAATCAAAGTAGAAATAGCCTATATCATCACGCAATCGTTTTGTTGGTAGTATAAAGACGCTGGGTAATCCTGTTTTAAACACACTATCAACCTCAAACAGTGCTTTAAACAATGGTACAGTTGAGTCAATAAACTCTATGAAGTAATCATTATTCACCCTATTGTTTACTATATCTAAATGGTAATCAATTCCTATCTGATTGTTTGGGCGTTGAACTACGGTGTATAAGTATTGTTTGTCATTGATTATAACAGTCTCAGAATGTCGTGGTATTTCTATCCTATAGTTGTATTTCTCTGTTAATCTATATAACAGTTTGTGCTTATCAAAGTCGTCATTACGGTACAAACAGCTTAGTTTATATACAAAGCCTGTTGCTTTATCTATATAGCAACTGGTATATTCGTTATTAACGGTATATCCTGTATCATTATGACTCCATGTATATTTGCTATCATAACTATATGGTAGTGGTATATTGTGAAATTGTTTCACATTCTCATACTTGTAATTCTCTATCAGATTAGAAAGATAGTCTAACATCTATGTTACCCTCGTAATACTTTTGATAGTCACTAAACCATAAATCTCTGTCAAGCAACCAAACGTTCTGAACAGTGTTTAAGTATGTAATTTTATCGTATAATAATGTACATCCACTTACTCTATTACGTTTAGCGATAGTATCAAACATACGACTACGTCCTGCGGTATCAACTTTATTTTGATTGTCGTTGCTGGTTATAATAAACGTACCCGTACCGTAGTTATGTTCTACCCATTTCATTTCTAATGTGAAAAGCACACCGGCGCTGTATGATATTTTTCTAAAGTTATTAGATGGTTTTGGTTTAAACTTGTCATCATAGAGAGTTACGGCTCTAAATCCTACACGCCAATATTGTTTGTTATCATATTCAAAGTTATGTACCCCGCTGAATACTTTAATTTTGTCATCTTCTATCCCTGCAAAGAATGCAGAATGTTCAAAGTAATCAAACTTAATCTTATCTAGTGTAGAGTTATTGTTATATCCATGAGTTGAACACCGTTCAATGAAGTCGGGTAATAGTGGGTCATCTTTGTATATTTGTTTAAAGTACATTTCTAATCTTTTTTCCTAGTGAAGTCTTGGGTAAAGATTCGACATATGTATATTTTCTTGGTATGCTATAAACAGGAACATGTGTTTCTAGCATAGAATTTAGTGTTTGTTTATTAATAATAGTGTTATTAGTGTAAGCTACTTCAATGTAATCAGTGCCCATTTTATTTCTAGGGATAGCTAAGACTTCACCCAGGTTTGTATTATTCTCAATAGTAGATTCAATTAATAATAAACTGCATTGATATCCGTTTAGTTTCACAATGTCATTAGATCGTCCAGCAAATTTGACTAAGTTTCCTTTCTGTTCCCATAAATCATTTGTCTTAAACCATTCTCCGTCTGACGAAAAATCTTTATAGTTCACACATAATGTTTTACTCTTGACATATAGTTCATTATTGACTAATTTAAACTCACTAATATCTGTATTCTTTAATTCTAAATAGTCTGGATAGTCATCTATTGAAGTGCTACTCTTGTACAATGAAGGAGAACCTATCTCAGTGGCACCGTACAACTGATTAACTTCAGTAGCACCCAGACTGAACAATATTTCAGCATGTCTTTTAGATACAGCAGAAGCTCCTGTACCCACTCGTTTAACCCTAGATAAATCAACTGGCATGTTGTTCATACGAATCATATCAATTAATGATGGTACTAATATAGTGTAATTAACATCCTCATTGAGGTTTTCTATCAATGTTTCACGTGACCCTAATACAATTGTTGAATTGTTATATAATGCAGGTGCAAGTACAATATGCCAGAACCCAGATGTTGACGCGGGGAAGAAATTCAAAAATCTAGTGTTCTCTTCCCAACGCATATGCTTAGTTGCCATAAGTGCGATACTGTCCATTTGTTCTTTGGTGTGTACTACTAATTTAGGTACACCTGTAGTTCCGCTAGTATGAAAGCATATAGAGTTTTTGTAACTGTAGTTACTAATCTTTTCGTCTAGTATTTCTGATTGCTTCTCGGGTAATATAGTAGATTTAACAAAGATGTTGCCACCCACTTTAGTCCAAGCTATGTAAGCCGCAATGTGTTCAATATAATTTTGCGTATTAACTACGTATATTTTACTATCCTTTAATTGTGTTTCAGCCAGTTTAACATGAGATGTAATGTTGATTTCTTGCTGATTTTGAATTATTTTCATAAGAATATTTATTGAGTTATAGCATGTCCTTTTAATAAACCTTATTTCCAGTGATAAATACAATACTATGTTTAACATTAATAACCTACTCAACTCCCCAATTCAGACGACTCCATGGTCTCACCAAAGCGTTTCTGGTTTTTTTGAAACTGATGCACACACCAAAATTACCGAAGGAATTCAAGGGCTATTAGCCACTTTAAATCCTACCGAAACGTATGATGGTTTGACTAATATATCTATATATGATGCCAAAGATGCTATTGGCCAAGAAGCGTTTGACCTTATTTCAGAAGCAAATGAGTCTATACTAGATAATCTTAGTAATATTTTTACCAAGTATCCAAATCATAGAAATTATTCTAGTGTTATGTGTGTACCTTCATTTAGTGTAATAGCACCCAATCATATATTTCCGTATATTAATGATAGTGCAATTGACAAAGTATGTAACATTGTTTCGTTTATGACACCAAACATTAATATAGAAACCGTGCTATATAAATCCAATGACCCAGAGTCTGAGAATGCAACGGTTACTAATCAGTATAATACAGCTAGCATGTATTGCCCTACATCAAATGTTACGTGGGCAAAGTATAATTCAACAGCTACACGTTATGTTACTATTAATTTCTTTGTGAGCAACAATGTTTTTGATTCATTAACATTAGTTGATGATAACTACCAATATCTTACACTTGAAGGTCAATTAGTTACTATACCTAAAAATGCCGCAAGTGATGCTACAATTGCTGATGCCCAAGCAGGTAAACTAGTTAGAAACTTATAACTTACCAATTAGCATATAACGAGAGTACAACGGTAATTGTAACTCTCCTTGAAACAGGACTTTTAAGTTGCTTTGACTCTTAAAGTCCTGTAAATCATTACAGATTCTAACATGTTCTGGTATGTCATAGTTATTGCTTTGTAACACGATTAAACTATTGTGAGGTAGCCCACTTAACCACAAATCATATTGATCCTGTGTAATATGTTCACAGCTTGTATTAATAATGATATCAGCATCGGATCTAATGTCACACATATCATATGTTACTGCTCTAAATCTATTCTCTAATTCTTCTTTACGGTTCATCATATTAGCAATTGATTCGCAAGTATGGTCTATATCAACACTACGTATAGATGATATATGTAAATTACTTTGAAATAACATACTAGCCAATACCCCTACCCATCCACCGTGAATGTCTACTGCTAGTTTTGTTTTGTTAATATATGGACGGACAACAAACTCTAAGCTATCTATTAACCATTCTTTACTTTTAAGTTGTCCACTCCAAAATGCATCCATGGTTCGCATTTGGTTCTCGCTATTTCTAATAGCTTGCATCCAGTAGTGTAAATGTTCTAAATCAATTTTCATTTAAACTGTTCTCCAAACTTATCAAACACACCGCATTGTTTGCTACATTCTTTTAATGAATTGTTATTCCATGTGTTTTCTATCTTATTGAAATATTGTGATTCAAAGATTTCTTCTAGGGTATTGTTGTTTAGATTAGGGAACTCACCGATCTGATCCATGTAATCTATTCGTGATTCGTTCATGGGTGCGAACCAGTTAACATCTAACCAACAGCATGGGCTAACAGTTCCGTCACTACCTATATACAACTGACTATACTTCTGTGCTTTGCATAGTATTTGTGGTCTGTCTATTGTGATAGCTGACAATACACTGTCACGTAGTTCTTTACTACGTTGTGTGGGTTCAATGATATGAACAGTCTTACCGTCATTATCTATTACTGGTAGATTATCTTTTTGAAAGCGTGAAGTGTGTTTAACTTCAAACTTGTTAAAGCCTAGTGTTTTACTAAGTTGTTCACAACTTTCTATTTGATGTTCATTATGTTTAAATGCTAGCATATGCCACTCAGCACTGCCACCCGCACTAATAAAAGCTTTTGCATTATCTATAATCTTATGGTAATCAGTAGATACACGATATAATTGATGAGTGTCAGCTAGTCCGTCGATTCCAAATATAACTCTGACATTTAGTTTAGCTAGTTTCTTCCACCATTCTGTATCTTTAGCACTACCGTTTGTGTTCATTGATAGCGTAATATTGGGATTGGATTCACGTAGGTATTGATAGATTTCTAGTGTATCTTTGGCAACAATAGGGTCGCCTAAGTTACCACACATAAACAACCGTGATAGTTGTTTCACAAAGTCAACATTGAACCATTCTTTAAATGTTTCTAATGTAATTTCATTGAGTTCAATATATGGGTTGAGTGGTCCACCATGAGGTCGTCTAGGGCACATTGGGCAACGTGCTTGACACTTGCTTGTTATTTCTAAATGAATCTCTTTGATATTGTTTAGTTTATACATTTTACTTTTGGTAATTTACTATCGGCTGAACTGACACATGCGGTTGATATACAGACTTTTGGTTCAGTGAATATTGTAAAGTTATCTAGTGTACCAATCGGTTGATCCATACAACTATAGCTACGTTTAACTTCATTCTCTCTAATCACTATACCCTGATAACCACTGTTGCACATCCATCCTTTGAAGTTATTAAATCCAAAACTGTTAAAGCGTTCAGCTTGATCCAGATACCATACTTTGTTAGTATCATCTATTAACTTAACTTGATATAGGTCTTGTTGATTTAGTTGTTGTGGGAACCCTGTACGCATACGATATAGCATGTCATCAGTATATCCATCAACTACTCTGCTAGCTGTAGGGTCACTTTGAGGCTTTAGTGTAACGTTGATACCCCTATCATTAAATCGTTTGCATCTATCATATAGTTGTTCAAACTGTTCAGGAACCATAACTTGATTAATTGTTACGAACACCTGGTTATTCATTAAGAATAATATCTTATCACCAAACTCTACTTCATCTGCAAACTCATGGTGAAAGCTAGCAGTAATACTACGGCGTTGCATGTATTTTGTATTCTCTAACCATCGTTCCCACCATTTGATACCGGGACTTAAGTTAGTAGTCATGTGAATACTTTGATAATCTTCAACGCCCAAGTGTGCTACAAGTTCATTCAATTGCTTATAAGCGGTAGGTTCACCGCCACTTAAGCTCCAATGAAACTTAGTGAATCCGTTATGTCTTGCTTGTTGTTTGATACTATCAATAGCTCTAGTATAGACTTCAAACTCTTTATAGTCTGGTGTTTGACTGTTAGCATAGGGCCAGCAATAGCTACAACTATAGTTACAGAATCTACCTAATATCCAACTGATACTGAATAGGTTAGAATCAAGCATTGTAGCCTGACCAAACTTAACTATTCGTTCAAATGGTATATCAGTGAAATCTGTCATACTGTTCCTTCATCCACACAAAGTCATTTATCTTTTGTAGCATATTCATATTATGTCTATGCTGTTCACCGTACTCACGTCCTTTGATAGCACCATCGATTGCATAACTGTCAGTACCCGTTGTACACCATATGTCTAATCGTTTCTTTGTTTCGTCATCAATTTGTCCGGGTATGACCTGACTACTTAGTTTAGTACATTCTCTGAATGCCGATCTCCATGTATTGAATGGGTCAGTATTAAATTGTGTTATGTTACTAACAACCATTATGGGTTCATAGTTCTTACATATGCTTGTAGTCATATCAGGTCTGTCTGTATTCATTCTCACCGTTGCTGTTCTGGGTAATAGTTTTACTCCACCATATCCATATACCAAGTCATTGACTGGATTCTTTGCTCTCCAAACACGTGTACATAAGTTATCATAGAAAGGTACAACATAGTCAAACTTAAAATCATCTACAATTTCAGCATCACCATCAACTACCCAAAAGTAATCAGTATCACACAGTTTTGCCGCTTCTATGTGTGCATTGTGTATTCCCTTGACTCCATGTATGCGTTTAGCTCTAGGGAATCTTGTTAACAAAAGTTTGTAGTTTTTGTCACAATTGAGTTCATTATAGCTAATGAATACAATGTCATATGGTTTGTTGTCAGGACAGCGTAATATAGGTTTTACTTGTTCCTTGTACAGTTTGCTATCTCCATTGCTGTATACGTTTTTTATTCTACGGTCGTTTGTTTTTACACGAATTAGTTGACCAATTCTGTTACATTCTGTTTCTAATCTATCTCTAAATTTTGAATCGCTAAACGTAAGGTCATAGAACATATTATCTATATAGTTAAAGTCATGTAGATTTTTCAAGTCGAAGTTAAGTAATGCTTGCCAGCATCCAAAACGTGCCCCGTGTATAGCCCACAATCCGTTAGTAACATCACTGCCTATGTGCATCCAGTTCCATAGTCTATCAAAGTTACGCCAGTCGATTTCCTCTAGACTAGATACAACTAATCCATTCCTCATACATAGTTTAACACCTTCACGGAATCCAGCACGCCACGCTTGTAATGGGCTACCGTTGTTAATAACACAGCTACCTAGAGTGTTAACCTGCAGATAGTTACCAAAGTCAAAGTCTACTAATGTAGTATTACTATTTGTATTTTCATGGGTACGCATTTCTTTTAGTAGAGTAACGGGCCATGATTTGATACTACCGTTTCCATATTGTAGTCCGTTGATATGATTTCTAGTACTAAAGCTAACAACTTTACAATTAAAGTCATCTATGTTATACTCGTTTGTAAAGAAGTCAGACCGCACATAGTTATCACCGTCGATGATGTTAACACGATCACCTGTACATAGTTCAGCTACTTTTTTGTGTGCAGTATCAGATCCCTTGACTCCGTGTACTCTTTTAGCAGTTGGACATAGTTCTAATAGACGTTTGTAATTACTTTCGCAATTTGGTTCGTCATAGCTAAGGAAGACGGTTTCGTAGTTAGTAGGTATGAATAGCATGAAATATTTAGTGACTGTTGTTGTAGCTGTATAACTATTTGGGTAAACTAAAGGTTGACGTTTAATCAATAGTCTGTTATACTTCAGCATGAATTGAAAAAGTGCAATTTAGCACTAATTTACAACCAGGACTAAATAAAAGACTATGATGAATAAAACTTGTAAATCGCTGAAGCATATGGGACAATGGCAGTCAATCGCCACAGTATCCTTTGCACCAGTATATCCAACAAGTATTCGCGGCAATGATTCACTAGAGTATAGCCCGGGGACTAGGTAACAAGTTAACATCATAACGACATTATCAAGACCCTGGGAATCGAAAGACTCTCAGGGTTTTTTGTTAGCGTTGTAAAAATACAACAAAAGGAAATTTGACAATAAATGGACAAAGAGATACAATACAAAACTTCTGAAGACAAACGAGATTGGTTTAGCAATCATGTTTTGACAAAGGAAGATTTAGCACAGTTGATACAGAATAAAATCGACCGTGCTAGGATCTATCATATGGCTACTAAGAAAGCTAACGAGCAGACTGGTATCACTTGATAGACAGCGTGAACAGGCAACGAGAGCCGTGATACAGCGCAAAATGTATAGAATGGGCGGACAGTATATATGAAATTTGTGGCGATAACACAAAGAGTAAGACTACTGGGTAGGGTATAACCCTATCGTGTCGTGTAGAGATACACGGCATTCTAAAACATACTTTGAGTTAGGGAGGCGTTAAGTGAAATCCCCAAAGTATGTTTTAGAATGCGACCGTAACTCAGTGGATTAGAGTACCTGTCTACGAAACAGGGAGTCGGAGGTTCAAGTCCTTCCGGTCGCACCAATATATGGAAGCATAACTCAGTTGGCTAGAGTATCGGACTTTTAATCCGAGAGTCGTGGGTTCGAATCCCACTGCTTCTACCATATAAAAGGAAATGTGGCAGAGTCAGGTTTATAGCATCAAAATGTCAAATTATTGCTATAAAGCATAAATAAGAGTAAGGAAACTATTATGAACTGCCCACATTGTAACAGAGAAATAAATAACAAAGGATCGCTAAAAGCACATGAAATGTCATGTCATAGTAATCCAAATAAAATTAAACACAAGCATTCAGCTAAAGCAGGAGCACAAAAAGGACATATTGCTTGGAATACAGGTAAAAAATTAGGGCGTCATGCTAAATGGGATATATTATATCCCGATGCAGAGGTGTTTAGTGAAAATTCTACATATGCACGGCATAGTATTAAAGCAAGAATAAAATCAAA